AAACTAAGGGATATAGAATGATTAATCTAAATACTTTAATAGATCTAACAATTAATAAAGAATATTATGTAATTAAATAGATAAAAACATACTAAATACACTATAAAAGGCTCTTAATTGAGTCTTTTTTTATGGTTATATTTTAATATATTGTTGTTATATTGGGGGAAATATGGTTGATATTGTTAAATTTTTTTCTTTATATAAACAAATTTGTACCAAATAACTAAACTAAAACTAGTTTTTGCTTAGGTTTTCAGTCATGATTTCAGTCATTACTGTCATGATTTAGGTCATTATTGTCATGATTTAAGTCATTATCTTAAAAAAAAAGAATGTTTTTTGATTAAAAAGGGTTTATTTTGGATACCGTCAGAAAAAATTTTTTGCCCTTTTGAGCCCCAACACGTACACACACAAAACCAAAGTTCAATTTTATAAAAGGTCTGTATTACTTAAACATCTATTTACAAAGGGTTAGATACTTTGCGATATGAGCAATGATGTTTATTTATTAGACGTGGTGATTATGAGAACAGTCATATCTGCTAGTGTTTTATTTAGTTTACACTCACAAGCAGACTTCTTTTAAAATGTTATGCTGGTTCTTATAAGAGGCACGAAGATAGTGTTTGAGAATTAAATACTTTCACAGTTTCTTTACAAAACACTCGTATAGGTTAAAATGTTAAAATATAAGTTTATTATAGGGGGTATATGGGACAATAAAACTAGAGAAGTTCAATCTTATAACTTATACTTCTTATATTATGTTTACAAAAACAGATGTTTAGTTATCTATATAACTCTTCTAACTCATCTAATCTTTCTGCTACCCTTAAAGGGACTTTCATAAATGGGTTGTCTACAATTTTATGTAACTCATCAATTATCTTTTGATTAGTGTAATCAGTTATACTTTCCATTAAATCCCTAGGACATAGGATATTCTCACATAAATCGTTTAGTTCGTCTAGTAATGTTTCTTCATTCATAGCTGTATTTTTTTAGTTATTAGACTGCAAACATACACAAATAATCTTACAAAGTTCAATTTTATATCTTTATTGTGAATAGAGTTTAAAAGATTATTGTATATTGGCAAACTAAAGAAATAACTGTGGAAGAACAAGAGAAGAGAATAGTGGGTAGCGAAGCAATGAAGAAGCGACCACAAAATATAGATGAGAACTTTAATAAAACTCCAAAGTCTTTATTACCTAAGAATAATGAAACAAGACAACTAGCTAAGATGACTAGGAAGTCTTTAGCTTATGCATTAGAAGGACAACCTGTAAAAATTAAGATGGCATTAGATATATTGTTTGATGAAGATCCAAGAGCATACATAGATGCAATAGCTAAACTAATGAATTATGCAATGCCTAAACTATCATCAACAGAGATTAAGAGAGATTCAGAAACCAAGATTGAGATTAACTTAAATGAAGGAGCAACACTTGAAGATATTAAAAGACAAATTAGAGGACTTGAAGAAGCAGAAGATATTGACTATACAGAATTAGATGACGAATAAAAAAATAAAAGTTTTAGAATTATTTGCAGGAAGTAGATCAATAGGAAAAGTAGCTGATGAATTAGGTTATGAAGTTTTCTCAGTTGATGTAAATGACTTTGAAGGAGTGGATTTAGCTAAAGACATTGAATTTATTACTAAGGATGATATTCCTTTTAATCCTGATGTTATATGGGCTTCACCACCTTGCACTACCTATTCTATTGCTGCAATATCACATCATAGAGATATGGGAAAACCAAAAACAGATTTTGCCGCAAAAAGTGATAGGCTTGTTTTAAATACCCTAAAGTTAATTAAAGAATATAATTGCAAATACTTTATTGAGAATCCAAGAGGTTATTTAAGGAAGATGGATTTTATGTTAGGAGTACCAAAAACAACTGTTTGGTATTGTAGGTATGGAGATACAAGAGCAAAGCCAACAGATATTTGGAGTAACCATATACATTCACTTTTCAATATGCAAGGATGGCAACCTAGATTAGAATGTTTTAATGGCAATAAAAAATGTCATCATCAATCAGCACCAAGAGGGTCAAGAACAGGAACACAAGGAATGAAAAATAATTATGAGAGAAGTAAAATTCCTTATCAATTATGTAAAGAAATATTATTATCTATAAATGACTAATAAAAAACTATTAAAGTTTGCCCTAGAAAAGAAACTATGCGAGATGAGTTTCTATGAGTTCTTTAAAGCAGCTTGGATTGTAGTAGAACCAGCAGTACCACTGTCAACTAATTGGCATCATAAATATATTTGTGATATATTACAGGAAGAGTGCGAGAGAATCATAGCTCAAAAACCAAAAACAAAAGATATTATTATTAATGTACCCTTTAGAAGTACTAAATCATTGATAGTAACCGTTATGTTTCCAGTATGGGCTTGGATAAAATCTCCAAAACTTAGATTTATCACCTCATCATACTCAGCTACTCTATCAATTGAACTAGCAACTAAGAGTAGAGATATAATATTTAGTGATTGGTTTAAGTCAAGATGGGGAGATGTATTCCACATTAAGAAAGATCAGAACCTTAAAGAGAGATACGAGAACAACTTTGTTGGAATGAGAAGAGCAACTTCAGTTGGTGGAACTGTTACTGGGCAAGGTGGAGACTTCCTAATAGTCGATGACCCGCTTTCTCCGCAAATGGCTAACTCAGCAACAGAAAGAGATAACGCAAACGAGTGGTACAGGACAACATTCTACTCAAGACTTAATCAAGCAGACATTGGAGTGAGAATTATAATTATGCAAAGAGTTCATGAAGATGATCTTAGTGGATTCTTATTAGACAGAGAAACTAGAACTAATTATAGACATATATGTATACCAGCTACAAATGAAAATTCAAATATAAAACCTAAGTCTTTGGAAAAGTTTTACAACAAAGATACTGGATTGTTTTGGGAAGATAGGTTTAGCAGGAAGATATTAGATGATTATAAGAGCGCATTAGGTAGTTATGGCTATGCAGGACAACTACAACAGACCCCAACACCACTAGATAGTGGTATGATTCATAAGGATTGGTTCAAGATTGATAGATATAGAGTCGAAGAAGCTGTAGTTAATTTCGTTATTGACCCTGCATATACCGCAAATGAGAAGAATGACCCCTCTGCATTACTTGCATATACATATAAAAATAACAAATGGCAGGTAATTGATTGCATTAACGTATACAAAGAGTTCCCAGAACTTATAAAATTCATACCACAATGGGTGCAAAAGAATGGATACACCAATAGAAGTAGAATATATGTAGAGCCAAAAGCATCTGGAAAGTCTATTGTTCAAACATTAGTTAGAGAAACAGGGCTAAATGTTAAAGAAGATAAACCACCAACTAAAGATAAGGTAGCAAGAGTGAGCGATGTTAGTGCATCTCTTGAAAGTGGTAGGGTTAGTTTGTTATATGGAGACTGGAATAATATATTACTAGACCAATTAACTAAGTTCCCAGCAGCTAAACATGATGACATGGTAGACTGCTTAGTAATGGCTGTTAATAAAGAAATTTGGAGTGGAGGAGGTAAGGTAGTGTATTTCTCCTAATAATTTTTGAGTTTGTCTAAAAACTATGAAAATATTTCATAGTGTAATGACTATTTTTGCTTAGTTTTGAATAATTGCAAAAAAATTATCATTAAATTATGAAAAAGAAAGATTTACTATACTTAAACATCGGACATCAAGTAATTGTGGAAAAACTTTTAAAAGATGTTAAAGCGATAATGTATTTCGCTACAGAGGAGCAGATATCTGGAAAGTATAAAGACTTTTTAAATATACTTGAGTCTGTTTATTTATATTCTAATAATTTTCATGAAACAACATTAAAGATGGAAAATGATAATGGAGGTATGGCTGAGTTTATCTTTTTAATACCAAATATGTTATTCTATACCTCTATTGGGTTTTTAACCGCATTAAAGAATGATGATAACGCTAAATATGTAAACGAATATTTAGAAGGTATAGGGAATTGCTGTGAAAATGCTACAAGTGAATTAGCAGATGTACTTATAGATGCTACGGATGAAAAGAAGTTACTTGAGGATATGATAGAAAGCGAAACAATTAAAAACTAAGAAATGATAGAAATTAAGATTAAAGAAAGATCATTTGAGATACCAACAGATTGGAAAGACATAACTCTTAGGTATTGGTGTGGATTATATACTATAATCAATCAATATAATAAAAGAGATGATGAAGGCAATATAATTGCGCCAGAACATTCTGAAGTTGAATTATTAAAGATGAATAGAGATATTTTTATGTATTTAACTGGAATTTCTATTAATGAGCTTAATGAACTTGATGTTGATAGCATTAATAATGCAATTGACACATTCTCTAGTTTATTAGAAGAGTATAAACCAAAAGGTATAGAAAAGTTTGAATTAGATGGTGAGGAATACTTATTTCCAAAAGAATTTCTAAGACGCAATACATTTGGAGATTATATTGAATCAACACACTTACAAAGCACTATAGAAATAATGAAGCATGGAAGGTTTGATGTTTTACCAGAACAAATGGCAATATTATGCAGAAAAGTAGGAGAGGAGTATGATGATGATGAAATTCCATCTAAGACAGAGAAATTTAAAGAATTAACAATGGATTTCGTATGGGAGTTCAGTTTTTTTTTGACAATGCGCAGCGTAAAATTAACTCGAACTTTCCAAATGTTTTTGGGGAAAACAGAGGAAGAGGTGGAGGAAGCAAAAATAGAGTTTCTACAGTTGGACTCTACAACAAAATCATAAAACCATACGGATGGCTTAATAGCCTTTATATGGTTGCAGAAAAAGATGTATTTAAAATAGAAGGATATAATGGAATTGATAGCGTGAAAGAGACAAATTTATATAAGGTATTAACTTACTTGAGCTGGAATACTGCTAAAAACGATTATGAAATTGCTGTGCAAGAAAAAATACATAATAAAAATAATATAAAACCGTAACAATGGCAATAACAAGATTAACAGATATAATAACAGTATTTGACAATAAATGGACTTATGGAGATGTAATGTTTGGTTATGATGGTGAAGTAAACCAAGATCACGACACTAGTTACCCATTAATGCTAGTTAACCCACCAGAATCAATAATACCAGCAATATATGATGGTAGAGAGGAGTATGCATTTGAATTAAACTTCTATAATCTGTATTCTCAAGCAGCACAATCAGTAGTAACTTTACAAAAAAGATGGGATGACCTACAAGATTTATCTAACGAATGGTTAGATATGGTTCTTAAAAATTATCAAGATGTAACTGTAGAGGCTTATCTTAATGATGAGAGTATTGAAATTGAAAGAATTAAAGATACAAATAATGATAAGTTGGTTCAAATAAAAATAACTTTCACTATGAGTGCATTTACTAAGTGCTTCAGACCTGTATCTAACTACCCATCAGACTTTTCAGATTTAGTAGTTTGGTTAAGAGCAGATAGTGGAATAACATTTGATATACCAACAAAAAAAGTTAGTGCTTGGGCTGATGGATCAGGTCAGGGTAATAATACGGCTCAGGCAACTTCCGCCAATCAACCATTAAGAAATGGATATGGTGGTGCTAACGATAAAGCATATATTGGATTTGATGGAATTAGTGATTCAGTAGTTTCTGATAGCAACTCACCTATAAGCTCTAATAGCTTTACAATTTTCACAGTTGCAAAACAAAATACAGCAAATGTATCTACGTTTGGTGTTTTTAATTACAAAAGACTTAATACTGAAATAAATATTGGATTTAATAATAATCAACACTCTTCATTTATTACTGACGGTTTTGGAATTGCAATACTTAATACTGGTGATTCATCAGATTACGGAATACTAGCAAGTAGCTTTGATGGTGCTGGGGGTAGATTAACTACAAGCCTTAATGGTGGCGTCTCTTCTAGTTCTATAGTTGCAGGATGGGACGATACAATAACATTTGCAGGAGCTGTGTTTAATATAGGGGTTAAGTATACTACTGCTTTTTCAGATACAAATATTGAAGAGATTATAGTTTACAATAGAGTTTTATCTGATAGTGAAAAATCAGACGTTAAAGGTTATTTAAATTTAAAATATAAAATATATTAAAAAATGCAAGATATAGTCGGAAGTTATACTTGGGGAATCATACCCCTTAATCTTAATGATAGCAGTAATTTAGCAACAATGAGTTTCTCTGATAGAAACAATCGTTTAATTAGTGCTAATGATCAAGTAAGGTATCAAGTTCAATATCAATACTCTAATTTAACTGAAGCTACTGAGGTTGGTAACGCAGGAAATATTGTTAATGTAATATTTAAAGTTGAAACTACAGTTACTACTGATATTGGTTCTACTGCTGCTTATTGGGAGACCATTGGAACAATTAAGAAATCAAGAGACATTACAAATAGAAAGTATGATAATGGTAGTGCGCCTAAACTTCATAGATTTACAATAGACGTATCTCAATTAGTTGCTGATCAATTGTCTTATAGCTTATGTCCTCTTAACAAAGGAACTTGGCAGAGTAATCTTTATGGCGGTATGAATGGTGGCATTACAATGCAAGATAATGTTATTGGTGGATTAGCAGCTACAGGGAAAGCTGTGAGTCAATATAATGTTTCTAAAAATGGAACATTCAGAAGATTGAGAGTTAGTGCAACTTTTGAAGTATTAGATTCAAATGATAATATAGTTGTGGCACAGAACGATAATGGTGTTGTAACCACACTTGATGCTATAAGTTTTCCAACTTTAATAAACTCAGTAAATCAATTTGAAAGAGATATAGTTTATTATAATGCAAGGTACAGTATAGATGATGATTCTTCAAATTTTAGATTTCTTACTAGATGTAAGAATATGAGACCTTCAACCTATGTTCGTCCTGATTTTCAAAAACCAGTAAGGATAGATGAAGCTGGAGAGTTCTTACAGTTTTATATGTATAAAGCTAGTTTTGATTATCCTGGTGTATCCACCGGAACAGGTGGAGTTTACACATCTTCAGTAGGACTTAAAATACAAACATATGATGCTGCTGGAGCTCAGAATACATTTTATTTGAGAGACTTTGAAGATAATTTAAAATTAGGAAATTTTTCTGGCTTTATTCTTCCAAATAATAAACAAGAAATGATGTGTATACAGAATATATCACCAGGTTATATTATAAATAACTCTGATAAAATTTACGGGCCTCCAGGCCCTACTGGGTCACCTAATGTTTTCCCATTTTGGCCTGCTTATGTAGGTGATACAATAGATGACGACACTGTATACTATAAAGTTTCTATGATTAAGGCACAAGCTTTTACACCTTATAACGTAGAAACAGTTACACGTTTTTATGACTATGTTATAGATAGAGAGTCTGAAAATATACCTTATGGATTTGTTAGATTTCATTGGTTAAATTCTTTAGGTGGTATTGATAGTTATACTGCGAAAAGAGATGTAGTAGAGGGTCTAAGTATTGATAGAGATGTAATTGAAAGAAAGAGTGCTGATAGAACTTGGTATCAAGCAGACACTTTTTCAGTAGGTGGTACTAGTACTGCTGTTTCTGACAGCGATTATATATCAAATACAATGAGGGGTGGTGATATATATAAGGGTGGAAGAGAGGTTTCAAGAGTGAATGCTGAAAGAGAACAAAGCGTATATACAGAGCCTTTAAATAAAAGTGTAGCTAGTTGGTTGGAAGAAATTCTTTTGTCTCCAAACGTATGGATAGAGATGGATACTGATGCAACACAGAGAGCAAATTCAGGAAACCCTTACCAAAGACCATCTACAAAAGGATACATACCAGTTATAATTACAAATAGTGACATTGAAACTGTTAATCAATCAGAAGGATTAGTTAGGTTTAATATTGAATATATTTTATCACATAAAGTTCAAACACAAAGAAATTAATATATGGCTGTAAAAATTGAAATATTAGATTACAAATATGCTAGTGGCGATAATTTAGTTGATTGTAATTTAGGTAATGATGGTGCTATTGGTACTTGGACTATAAATTCTCCAACTAGTGTTAGTTGGAACTCTACAGGAGTTACTAGTGCTACTACATTAAGTTACTTTAGTAATATAACGTCAGAAGATTTAGTTGCAGGTCTAAATTATGAGTTATCTTTTACAATTAGTAACTCTAGTGGTAATACATCTATGGGTTTCAGTACTTCTGGGGGTGTACCTTATACAGCTCGTATTGTTGGTAATGGTTCTGTTAGTATTATATTTTCACCTACTGTCTCAACTAAGCCAGATTTATTTGGTCGATTTAATAACTCAGGGACTATATCTAATATTTCTATAAAACTAGCGGAAAAAGTAGACTGGGATAATAGTATAGTTGGAGAACTAGATGTTACTGATAATTATGATTTCCCTTTATCTCTGACATTTCAAATAACAGATTTTAAAAAAATAACATCAACAAGTGGTGATTATAGTAATACTTTTAAATTACCTGCATCTAAAAATAATAACAATTTACTAAAAAATATATATATACCAAATATAGAAAATGTAAATAATGTTACTGAAAAAAAACCTTGTAGAATACTTATAGATAATCTTTACTCTTTAGTTGGTTTGCTTCAGGTTGATGGAGTTACAGTATATGGAGAGACTCCATCTTACTATAACTGTGTGTTTTTTGGAAACAATTTAGGTTGGGCTAATATATTAACTAACTCTCTATTAAAAGATATAAATTGGGGGTCTAGTGCAGAAGGATTGACATATAATAAAAATAGTATTAAAGCTACTTGGAGTGATTTAGATTGCAATTCATCTACTTCTTCAATAGTTTACCCCTTAACATCTTATGGTGAGTATAATCCTGGAGGAGATGAACAGACAGTACAGCTTTTAGAGACTAGAGGGGAGTATCTTGGACAGCCTGGATTAGGTGGATATTATGGTTACACAAATGCTGGAGTAGATTATGGTAATCCACTTCCATCAGCAGATTGGAGACCAGCAATATTTGTTAAAGATACGATTGAAAAAATATTTAATCAAGCTAATTATCAAATAAGTTCAGTTTTTATGGAAACTGATATGTTTAAAAAGTTAGTTTGGGCTTTACCAAATTTTAAATACAATAATCCTAGTCAAAGGGAAATTGAACTTTCTTTTGGAGGTCATTATGATGGGGAAGGATTTATACAAACTAAAACTATCGATGTTGTCCCTTCAGGTAATAATCCTGGACAAGTTAGTTTTAATGTAAATCCTGCATTAGGTACAGACTTTGTTTTAAATACCACAAGTAATAATTTAGGTTGGGACTCAGCAACAGGTACATATACCGCTCCAGAATACGGGTATTATGAAATAAATCTTTCAAATTATGGAATGTGTTGGCAAAATACAGTATTGAATAATTGTTGGGAGAATATGCGGTTTTCTTTATCCGTACAATATCAGACAGTAGATAATACTCATTGGATAAATATTATAAGTAATTCAACAAATACGCTATCTTATAATGCTCTTCTAATACCTACTGCTTCTGCACCTCTACAAGGATTTCATACGCTTTACTTTGATGATATGAAGCGAAGATATTGGCTGAATAAAGGTGATAAAATACAACTAAGTCTTGGTTGTGCATACTTTAACTGTGGATTTATAGACCCTGCTACTGGTAGTAATAAGAAACAAAACGTACATTTTTTTGGGTCTCAAAGTATGACATCAACAACCACATCTAATAATGCTGGAGCTAAAATGAGCATAAGAATAGATCCAACTACTGTTGAATACGGTCAAACTTATGATTTAGATAAAGTTATTGATGAGGATTTTAAACAGATAGATTTTATTAAAGGGATTGCTCACTCATTCAACCTTAAAATGACTACTGATGAGAGCACTAAAACAGTATTTATAGAACCTTTTGATAGCTTTTATAAACCCTATGGTCAGGCAATAGATTGGACACATAAAGTTGATAGAAGCAAGAAAACTTCTGATAAGTTTATTGAATCTGATTTAAAAAGAGATATAATATTTAAATATAAAACGGATGATAATGATAAAACAGTAGCCAAGAGAGGAGAGAATTACTTTCAAGGGATAGAAGATGAGTATCCTTATATGCAAACACTACCTGAGACATTCACTAAAGGTACTAGTGAGTTTGAAAATCCATTCTTTGCAGGAACTTATAATGGTAGAGATATAACCACTGTAGGTGTAAATGGAAATGCTGATACTGCTTCTTCTGGACTTTTATGGACTTCTATTTCTGAACCTTATAATTTACCAAGACCAGATAAAGGTCATAATTTTAAGCCAAGATTATTATATTGGAATAAATATTCTGTTGATTCTCCTATAGAGACTCCAAAGAAATTTGAAGTGCAATGTTGGTCTGGTACCACTGAAACAGTAACATCCTCTACAAATGTTACTGCATATGATCCTCAGTTTAATATATTCCCACAAGCGACAATGATAAATAAAGATAGACAGGGGACTCTTTCCACAAATTTATTAACTTATAGTCCTAACTTAGCTTATGGAAATACTAATATTAGGGTTTATGATGACGCTACATTAACACGTGGAGGAGTACAAATATCTCCAGGGTTGTATAATGTATATTATAGAAATATGATTAATCAATTAATTCTATCTCCACAAATAAGAAAAATATATATTAGTTTAAATACTACTGACATTGCTGATTTGGCGTTTGATAAATTAATATACATAGATGGTTGTTACTGGAGAATAAATAAAGTAGTTGGTTACAAGCCGAATAAAAATGAATCAACAAAAGTAGAGTTATTTAAATGGTATCCTATTGGTGTTTTTGAGGCTGATGCACCTAACTTTGGAAATAGTGGTAGTACTGAAAATTGGAATGGTAGTTATGATACTAATAGTGGTAATACTCCCCTCTAGTCTCTAAAATAGGAATTTAAAAAATAATAAAATGGCACTAACAACACAAGCAATAACCCAAAGAGGTATAGCGCAGCAAAGTGGATTAGACACGCTTTCTAGTATTATAAATTATACTGGTGAGTTTATTAATTTTGGTGATGCTTTTGATTATGGGACTACACTTAATACAGACACAGATTATGCGTCAGTATCGGCTACCCCACATATTGGAGCTTTGGTTAATAGTCCTCCAACTGTTGTAAAACAATGGTACAGATACCATACTGATGCTCCTATTTTTACAAATCCTGGTTCACCAACTAGTGGTAGTGGTTTTTTTAATATAAAATCAATATTGACTGGAGGATTACCTTCTTATTCTGGTATATATCAAAAATTATCATTAACTACAGGTAAAGAGTATAAGATAACAATTCAAACAACTAGTTCTGCTGCTATTGGTGATTTATATATTAACACATATACACCTAGCTATAGCACTTATCGTGTAACATCAATAAAACTTAAAGAGCTTCCAAATGCAAGTGGTGATATATCAATGGTAGAATCAACATTTATAGCAGAATCAAAACATGATATTATTCTTATTTATGGTACAACACTTCAAACTTCGAATCAAACATTAGTAATGTCAAATATATCTATACAAGAAAAGCAGGAGTATTTAATTCCAGTTTACGCTACTGATATGTTTGGTAATGCTCATAAAGTTTTAAGATTACCTTTAGACGAAAAAGTATCTCTGGAATAATGAATCTTAAAAGAACAGATAAAACTCTTATAGAGGTAGGCTTTATGCTTAGAAAGGGATTGCAAGATGAACTTAAAGCACAAAGGCATAATGCTACTGGAAGATTAAGTAGAGGTCTTAGATACCACATTAAAAATAATGTGTTAAGTATTATGTCATCTGTTAGTTATTGGAAAGCAGTAAATAATCCGTTATTTGCTAAAAAGCCAAACATTAGAGCGATAGAAAGATGGGTGAGTACAAAGGGTCTGCCAATTAATTCGGTACACCCTATATTTAAAAAACTTCAAACTAGCTATGGTAAGCCTTATTCTTTTTGGACTCAAGGTAATAGTTTAAGGAGAACAGATTTTGCAGGATATACAGCAAATAAGTTTAAAGATAAGATAGTAGAAAAGTTAGCACCATCTATAGGTAAAGATGTAGCAGATATGATAGCAAAGCAAATAAAACAAAATAATCCAACAACAAATGTACAAAAGGCATTTTAATTAATTATAGAATATGGCAACAAATACAGAAAAGGTAGTAGTTCAGGTAATAGTAAAAGGTGGTAAGGAGTTAGATAATTTAACTAATAAAACAGGGAAGGCTACTAAAGGTGTTGGTGGATTAACATCAGGATTTAAAAAGATGACTGGTGGTGTACTTGCTGCTGTTGCCGCTTTTAGTGCTGTAAGTTCCGCTATAGGTTCTGCTATAAAGTCATTTAAGGGATTTGAGTTCCAAATGGCTAAAGTAAAAGCAATTACTGGAGCTAATAATTCTCAATTCAAACTACTGACTGACTCTGCTAAGGATTTAGGTAGATCAACATTCTTTACTGCCACTCAAGTAGCAGAATTACAAGCAAATTTTGGTAAGTTAGGATTTTCAACAGGAGAAATATTAGAAGCGCAGAAAGCTACACTTGCGTTAGCTACCGCAACAGATACAGATTTAGCTAGAGCAGCAGTAGTAGCAGGTGCTGCCGTTAGAGGTTTTGGATTAAGTGCTACAGAAACTAGTAGAGTTACAGATGTTATGGCTAAGGTATTTACAAGTACAGCTATGGATATTGAGAAGTGGCAAACATCTATGACTAAAGTTGCTCCTATTGCAGCAACAGCAGGTATTAGTATAGAATCTACTGCAGCAGTAATGGGTAAATTAACAGATGTAGGTATTGAGGCTTCTATTGCAGGTACATCTTTAAGAAATATATTCTTGAAAATGCAAAACTCATCATCTGACTTATCTCAATTTTTAGGATATACAGTAAATAGCTCTGCTGACCTTAATAGAGCATTGCAAGACTTAAATGATGCAGGACTTTCAAATGAGGAGGTAATGGGACTTGTAGATAAAAGACAAGTTGCTGCATTCAACACAATGATTAGAGGTGCTGGTGATATACAAAATTTAACTAATGAGCTAAATAATGCAAATGGAGCATTAGGTGTGATGGTTGATATTATTGAGGATACACTTGAGGGTGATTTGAAAAAACTAACATCTGCTTATGATGGGCTTAAAACTGAACTTGGAGAGGCAGTTTCTCCTCAACTTAGAGAGTCAGCAACTGATTTAACTGAGTTAACAAATGCTGCTACTGATAATGCTACTGCTATAGTTGGAATTGGTAGTGCGGTTCAACAGATTACTATGTGGCTGGGCAGAGCAATATCCCCTATTGATAAGTTTACTTTTGCAATGAAAAAACTTATAACAATGCCAGGTTTGACTAAGTTTACTGATATGATAGGTCTATCTACTCCTAAGAAAGACACAACAGCAGAAGACAGATTAGCAAGGTTAAATGCAAATTTACAAACAACATTAGACTTATCTAATTCAAATGCAAAAGTTACTAAAACTAGTATTTCTTTTACAAAAAGTGCTATAGACATGCGGGAAAGGGAACTTGATATTATAAAAGAAAAGAATAAAAACCTACCATCTGTAGTAAATAAGGAAGAAGAAAAAAGAGTAGAAAAAGAATTAAAAACCTTAAGGGAAAATTTAAAATTTAGGGAAGATACTTTAGATGTTTTTGAGAAACAAGTTAATGTAACTGAAGAATCTAATAGAAAGATAAAAGCTAAAAAAGATAAAGCAGCAGCACAAGTTGCAAAAACAGCAGCAGAAAAAAGGTTTTCTGACGAAAAAACAGTATTTGATATAGCTTTAACAGAAGAATTAAACGCTTACAAAGAAATGCTAATAAACAAAACAGATACTCAAGCTGAGTTTGATGAAAAAGTACGTCTTGCAGAAGAAGCCCACCTTGAGGATATGAAAAACCTTAATATTAAGTATGGTAAAGATGTTTCAGATATTAATTCTCAAATATTAGATAAAGATTTAGAGCAAATTAAGAAAAAGGCAGATTTAGAAAGACAAACTAATGAAGATGATATAACAAATAAAGAGGCTCAGATTGAAGCTATAGATCAGTTAAGTCAACAAATGATGAGGGTTGGAGAGCTAGAAGAAGGAAATAATGAATTAAAAAGGATAGGTATTCAATTATCACAAGCTGTAGCTGTAGTGAGAGGAATAGAACTATTACAAGAAAAATTATCCGAACTACAAGCATACAAAACTGCAGCAGCAAAAGGAGTAGAAGCTGCAGCTACAATAGCAGCAGCAGGTGCAGATGCAACTGGAGCAGTAGCAAAAGCAGCGAATAATGTTTTCCCATTTAACCTTATAGCAATAGCTAGTACTATAGCGGCTTTAATATCTGTTGTTGCTAACGCTAAATCATTAGCTAAGTCATTTGGAGACGGTGGAGTTATAGATACTTTTGCTAATGGTGGTATGGTGCATGGTAAATCACACGCACAGGGCGGTGAGAGATTTGCAGTAGGAGGCAGAGTAGTTGAATTAGAAGGAGGTGAGGCTGTTATTAATAAAAGAAGTACAGCAATGTTCTCTGGTCAATTATCTGCAATGAATGCAGCAGGAGGAGGTGTTAAGTTTGCTGATGGAGGTTTACTTAATCAACCATCTTTCTCACAGCAGCAATTCAATGCGGTAGGTCAAAATCAAATGATGGGAGCTATGGGAAGTTCTGGTAAGGTAGTAGTGGTTGAATCAGATATAACAGACAGTCAAAACACTGTAAGTGTTATACAATCTCAAGCAACAATTTAATAATTAAAGAAATAAACAAATGTTTGTTGATAAGAAAACTAAATTAGAACGACTAGATGTATGTAAAAGTTGTAGTTTTTACCGTAACTTTTTATTGTTAAAGAACCCTAAAATTAGCAGAGGAGCAAGGTGTGCTAAATGTAAGTGCTTCCTAGATGCTAAAACATCTTTAAGTAAAGATTTCTTTGGCAAGTGTCCAGAAAACAAATGGTAAAACTATACATATGAATTTTAAAGAATTAGCTGATAATTACAGTAAGCAAAAAAGAAAGATGATGACTGATGCAGTTATTGAAAACAAAAATTATCAAAGAAATTTTCCTAGTTATCACTCAACTTCGTTAAATACGATGTTTGCGGAGTGGCATATATTATTCCCTTCAAATAAGCAATCTATAAACTGCACTTCTTGCAGGGCTGCAGTTTGTAAGTTTTGGGAAATGATGGTTGATGAGTGGATACTAATAGAGCAAACTCCTAAAAAGAAAAATGTCCCTAAAAAAAATAAGACAAAATAAAGTAGAAGTAGTCTTTGACTTCATTGAAATTGCTGGTATTGAGTTAGAGAAGAGGTTTGGACAAATTCCAACATGTAAGGATATCTTAAGACATCTTTCTGAGAAGGGTCTTATAGAACCTAAGAGAATCAGAAATTATATGATTATTGCTGATTTTGATAGAATGTTAGCAGGTAATGAAGGTAGTAGGACGCACACTTGGATGGATTTATCTATTAAATACGATATAAGTGAAAGCATGGCTCAGAATATAGTTTATAAGGAAAGGAAGAAGTCTAAAGCATCTAACAATATAACATACTAAAAGTTTTGTATGTAAATTGTGTAAAATTAAATTAACATACTGGTATTTTTGCAACTATGAACGAAAAATGGTATAACATTCAAAACAAAGCAGGTGAAACTGCTGACATATATATCTTTGATGAGATAGGGACTTATGGTGTAACTGCACAAGACTTTATATCTGAAATAAAAGATTTAAAAGATATGCCTATAAATTTATACATTAACTCTTTAGGTGGGGATGTATTTGATGGAATGGCAATGTATAATGTAATTAAAAGAAGAGAGTATAAGACTACAGTCTATATTGAGGGGATAGCAGCAAGTATAGCTACTATCATTGCTCTTGGTGCAGATGAGGTGATTATGGCAGAAAACTCTTTATTTATGATTCATAATGCTTGGGGAGGTACGGCAGGTGAAGCTAAAGACATGCGTAAAACTGCAGAAACTCTTGATAAGATCACAAGCGAACTTACAGATATTTACTTAAAGAAAACAGGATTATCATATGATGCTCTTACTCAGATGATGGATGAAGAGACTTGGTTGAATGCTCAAGAAGCATACGACTTAGGTTTTATTGATACTATCTCTGACTCTATTAAAGTAGCTGCTAAGTATGATGTATCTAAATTTAAGAACATTACACAGGAAGAAATTAAGAATGAATTAAGTATTAATATAAATAACAAAAAAATGACTAACGAGTTAAAAGATTGGTTCAATAGCAAGGTTGAAGAAATTGTTGCTTCTGTAAAAGGAGAAGTAAAAGTTTCTGCAGATGTTGCTGAACAAACTGCGATAACTGTGAACTTAGGAGATAACGAAGAAATTACAAATAAGATTTCTGAATTTGAAGCTAATAACATTGAGTTATCAAACAAAATATCTTTACTAGAAGAAGATTTGATTTCTGCAAAAGGAAACAATGAAACTTTAACAGTAGAGGTTGAAGGTTTGAACGCAAAAATCAACAAAGCAGACGCTAAAGGTACAGAATTAGAAACTTCAAGTGACCCTGCAGTAGTTGAAAACAAAAAAGTAGATGAAAATGCACATTTTTACAATGCATTGGCATCAAGAATAAGAAGTAAATTTAATAACTAAAAAAATAGAATAAAATGGCAAATGTAGCAAATAACGCAATCGCAGCAACTTACGGAGGCGCGAACTTAAACGAAATATTTTACGAACCAGTATTTAGAAGTGAAGATTTAATGCGTAACTACAGGGTAATACCTAACGTTAAGCACAAAATGAATGTTTACACAGCAGCAGCTTTAACTAAAATTGTTGAGTCTTACTCAGCTTGTAGTACTTCAAGTGGGGCTAACCAGTTCAATATTGATGATAAAGTAATCACAGCAGGAAGATGTAGAGTTGCTTTAGAGCAATGTACTGATGAGTTTTTCGGAACTTTCATCGAAGAGTCTTACAGAAATGGAGCAGATGTAATGAATATTGAAGGAACTCAATTAGCAGATGCAATTGTAGACAGAGCAGTAAGAGGTATCGCACAAGATGTAGTAAGATTAGCTTGGGGTGGTGATGTAGCAGGAGCAGTAGCAGGATATACAGCGTTTGACGGATGGATGGAATTAATGAAAGCAGAAACTGTATTAACTCATACTGGTGTAGCACCAGCAGTACCAACAGCAGCAGAAGCATTAGCATTAATCATGAAAGTTTATGATGGAGCTCCAGCAGCATTACAGCAAGTAGCACCACAAGATAAGAAAATGTTTGTAACTCCTAAGTTATATAACGCTTACTTACAAAACCTTGAAGGTACAGGTTCTGACTTAGCAATCGTAAACAGAGTAGATGCTACACCTAGAGTTTCTTTTAGAGGTGTAGAATTAGTAGCAATGTATGAGTGGGATACTATCTTAACTGATACTAATCCAGACTTATTTATAAACGCAGCAACTAACTTTGATCAAGGTATGTGTTATGTAGCAGTTGATAACTTGATTATCGGTTCTGATGTAACTGATCCAGAAGGAAGTTTCAAAGTATTTTATGATGATTTGGAAGAAAAAATGTTCTTCAGAGGTTACTTTAAGTTAGGTGTACAGTACTTGTACTCTTCTCTTGTTCAATGGGGGCTTTTAATATAACAATAATGTAATAATAGAGGAGAGGGTGTAAAAATCTTCTCCTCTTAATTACTTTTTAATTAATTATAAAATAATAATAAAATGGCAATAGATACAGGACTAGCAATTGTTTGTGCAGATTTACAAGCAACTGGTGGTATAAAAAGAATTTTAATAAGAGCTTGGACAGCAGATGATGTAGTTTTGTATGGTACTACACCAGCTACACACACTATTACAAGTATTAAAGATTTAGCAGCAGACGCTGCTTGGGGAGTGTATGAGTTTAAGAATGAAACTCCAGCATTAACTATTAGTGCAACAAAAGAAATGGGTTCTACTGCATTTGAATGCGGTTTATCTTTCTTCTTACCAAAGTTAGAATACTTAAAGTTTAATATAGTTCAGAGTATTACTAACTCTTGTTTGATGGTTATAGCTGTAGACACTAATGATAATGCTTTTGTTTTAGGGGCTTCTGAGAAGTATGAAAATGAAAGTGCATCAAGTAGAAATCAAACTTTTGCACAATTAGCTACTGTTGAAGGTGGTACAGGTGCAGCTTATGCTGATGAAAGTGGAATTACTGTTAGTTTAATGGCAAGACAATTTGAAATGCCTAGACAGTATGTTCCTTCTGCTACAGGTATTGTAGTAGCTGCTGACGGTTTAACTGCAACAACAGATTAATAATTAAAGGTATATTTTTAGGTTGAACTTGATTCGTAAAAAGTTTATAACATTTTCCTATTAATATCTTTTAAATAATATGTGTGATTGTGGGAAAAATATTGTAGATTTATCACACTTAAACGTATATACAATTATGGCGAAATATAAAGCAAAAAAAGATGTTGTTCTTATAAGAGATGGGAAGTCTTTCGTGTTAAGAAAGTCATCACAAGAGGAATTATCATATCTATATGAAGATTTAGGATTGACTAAATTAGTAGAAAAAATATCAACTACAAAAACTAAAGATGAGCCAAAGAAAACAAACAAAACAAACAAAAGGTCAAGCAAAACTTCAGACTCAAAAGAGTAGTACTTTTGAATTTGGGGTTTTAAACTTATCAGTACCTCAGAATATTGAAGAGCCTCAAGACATCTCTAAGATTAGGACTAAGTTTATACCTTTTGGTACTAATAACTTATTTCCTCAGTACTTAGCAAAATTAAAGAGACAAAGTAGTACACATAGGAGTGTCCTTGCTCAGAAAACAATATTTACTAGTGGTGCTAAATTTGTTAGTAATAACGAAGATATTTCAGATTACATAAAAGATGTTAATGCTGATGGAGAGTCATTAAGAATGATTTTCAAGAAATTAGCAGCAGATTACTATACTTTTGGTAATGCCTACTTAGAGGGAGTTATTTATGATGGTGGATTAAATCTATATCATGTAGATGCGACTACCGTTAGAATGTCTAAGAACAAGAGAGAAGCGTATGTACACCCAGATTGGGCTAAGTACAATACAATGAAAGATGATTTGAATATAATTCCTATATATCCAGAGGTTAAGGGCAATAGATTTATACTTCAATTTAAAGATTACGAGCCTACATTCTCATTTTACGGATTACCAGACTATGTTGCTGCATTAGAGCATATTGCTGTTGATTATGAGATTGGTAAATGGAATCACACAAAATTTAA